TGGATGAACTTGATAATGATGCAAAAGCATTTTTAAGATTTAAAAGAGAAGGTGGAGATACTGCTCAATTTTTTAAACTATATAATGAATATACATCTATTCCTACTCCAATTAGAGGAGATGAAAAAAGTGAAGAAAAGTTTTTAAAACATTATTATAAAAATTATGAAGATTTAGATGACGATGATATTGAAGATAAAATTGAATGGTTAAAAGAAACTGGTAAAATATCTAAATATGCTCACAAACATTATGAAGGTATTGAAGAACAATTAGAAGAAAGAAAAGAAGAAGCTGTAAGAAGACAACAAGAGATGCAAAAACATCAAGAAGAACAAAGAAAGCAATATGTAAGGGATTTGAAAAGTTTAATAGATGAAAATGCTCAAATAAAAGATTGGTCATTAACACCAAAAGATAAAAAGGATTTACATAGTTATATGACTAGAGCAGCAGTTAAGATAGGTGAAAATCAATTTCTTACACAGTTTCAAAATGACTTACAACAAGCTTTTAAAGATAAAGAAAAAACTGTTTTACTAGCTAAGTTACTATCTAATGATTTTGACTTAAGTGACTTAAAAGAAAAAGCAAAAACAGAATTAGTTAGAGAAACAAAATCAAAACTTTCTAATTCAAAAATTACTCCTGTTAGCAATAAAGGTTCTCGCAATAAAGGGTTGATAGATTACTTTTAATTATTAAACAAAATTATTTTTAAAAAATGGCACAATTAAATAATAAGTTAGTTACTAAACAAATGCCATGGCATGCTAATATGACTGACCTCAATCACTTGGGTGCAGCTCTTATTGCAAAGCCACATGTATTTGAATCTGTTATGACTAAGCTATTTTCAGCTACACGTTATTCAGATAATCCTATGACTTACATCTTGTCTATGACAGGTAAAGAAGAAGAGATTACTTCTAATGAATGGGAATGGGGTCTAAGAACAGGTAATACTAGACCACTTGTTGTGGTTGAAAATGTAGAACCTGCTACTAATACTACTCCTGGTAAATTCAAACAAAACTTCAAACTTAAACTTGATGAAAATTGGTTTGTTCCTGGTGATGTTCTTCATCCTGGTACTACTAATAAGAAGTATCAAGTGAGAGTACAAGAAGAACCACAAAGACATGGTAAAGGTTGGGTTTACACAGTTCGTATTATGTCTGATAATCCTGCTGATTTTCTTCCTGTAACTTATCTTACTCCTGGTACTCAATGGGCAAAATTGTTCTCTCAATATGAGGAAGCAGGTGAACAAAGTGGTTCAACTCAGTACTCACTTCCTATTACTTTGAAAAATAGACTTTCTCGTTTTAGAAAGAAATATCAAGTAACAGGTGATGCACATAATCAAGTACTTGCTGTTAAGGTTCCAGACCCTAATGGTAAAATGCATGATACTTGGATTAAATATGCTGAGGTAGAATACTGGCAACAATGGTACAAAGAAATTGAAAGAGGTTACTGGTATTCTCGCAGTACTGATTCAGTTCTTGGTGCTAATGGTAGACCAATCTATTCAGGTCCTGGTATTCAAGAGCAACTTGAAGATTCTCACATTCATCGTTATACTCACCTAACTGCTACTCTAATTGAAGAGTACTTGATGGACATTTTCTACTCTCGTGTTAAACCTGGTGGACAACGTAAAATCAAAGCATACACAGGTGAATATGGTATGATTATTTTCCATCGTGCTATCCAAGATTGGATGGAGAAAAAAGGTTTCATCCAAGTTGTTGACCAATTGTTCCTTAATAAGACTGCTTCTGAATACAATGAAAATGGTCTTGCTGCAGGTTATCAGTTTGTCAAATATCGTATGGCAAATGGTGCTGAACTTGAACTAATCCACAATCCATTGTATGATGATAGAGAGATTAACTTTGAGATTGACCCAGTTACAGGTTATCCAACTGAATCTATGCGTTTTACTTTTCTTGATTTCTCTGGTGAAAAGAATGAATCTAACATCAAAAGAATTAAGAAAAAAGGTGGTATGTCACTAGTTTACACAGCAGGTCTTGTTACACCTTATGGTCCAGTTAACAACAAACTTGCTTCTCACTCAGGTGACTACTATGAAATGCATGTTAAAGACCAATGTGGTATTCACATTGAGGATGTATCTCGTTGTGGTGAACTTATCCTTTCTCGTTCTTAATATATCCTCTTAAAGAGAGGAGGAAACTCCTCTCTTTATTTTAATTATTAAATTGAAATATTTAAAAAGTAAATTATGAGAAATCCAAATTTTGTAGAGTTAAGACCTATTGATTTTAAAAAATGGCATGGTAAAACAGGCAAAGATTCTTTTGCACAAGAACACAGTTCACAGATTCTATATAATCCTAAAACAGGAAAGTATGATACAGGACTAACAGAAGAAGAAATGACTAAGTATGGTTCAATGATGGGTGTTAATTTAGATGATGTTTTTAATCCTAACCAACCACATCCTTATTGGAGTACTAAAGTTGCTCAACTTCGTTTTCCTAATAAAACACTTATTCTTGATATAACTAAACCATTGGATTACATTAAGGTAAAGAATTATAAAGTATCTCCTTATGTAGCTAATTCAGAAAAAGAATATCAAGAAGGACTATGGCCTAATGCTACACATATTCTATATGATGAATCAGAACATATTGAAATGGAAGCACATAAGCTAAATAAAAAGAAAGAAGCATATAAAATTGCTGACAAACTTACTAAGGAACAGAAAGTAGCTCTTATTCAAATCATTCTTGACATTTCAGTAAGAAAACAATCTAATGAATACATTGATGTTAAGCTTGGTGAAATTATTGAAGGAGAGTTTATTAATGATTTCTTGAAATACTCTAAAGCAGATAAAAACTTTGTGTATGTTAAAGGTATGATTGTAGAAGCACTTTATAAAAATATACTTACTAAAGAAGGTTCAGGAATTTATTATATGTCAGATATTCTTGGTCATAATGTTGATGATGTAACAGAGTACTTCCTCAATCCACAAAACCAAGAAATCAAAGCAAGGATTCTTGAAAAGTTAAACTAAGTGAATAATGGATATTAGAGCAATGCATTATGACTTAAAAGTCAAACTTAATAAAATAGATTCTCAGCAATTTAGAAACCTTAGAGTTCCTGAAATTGACTGGCTTCTTAATGAAGCACAGGAAGTATTTATTAAGAAGATTGCTCAACCTCGTGTTAAGAATGGATATGGCTTTGAAGTAAATCAAAGGAGCATAGATGATATCAGAACTATTGTTGTGGATAGTCTTACTCCTTTGACTATTTCAAATTTTAATACACAAGACAATTCATATCAAGCAACATTGCCTGTTGACTATATGTTTTTTATTTCAGGCTATGCCTGTATTTCTAAGGGGATTTGTGAGAATCAAAGAGCAAGGTTGTTTATAAAACAACATGATGACTTACATGAAGAATCTCCTTTTGATTCTAGTTCATTTGAGTGGAGAGAAGTGAGTATTAGATTTTTTAAAAATGGACTTAGAGTATTTACTGATGGAACCTTTATTGTTGAATCTATATGTGAGTTTAATTACATCAAAAAACCTGTCTACATTCAGAATGCTCAAGACTATGTAGGGGGAACTTACAATTTACCTGATGGTACAGTCCTTACAGGGTTTACAAATTGTGAGTTACCAGAACATACTCATAGAGAAATTGTGGATTTAGCTGTGTTGATTGCAACAGGACAATTACAAATTCCTGATTATCAAATTAAACAAGACAAAATTAATCTTTTGAACAATTAAATTTTAAATTAAAATGAGTGCAAATAATCCTGTATTTCAAGTTTTGGTAGCACCTGATGGAAATGATACTATCTTGGCAGCTGGTAAAAACTTTAATGATTTGATTGCTGGTGGTATTGGTACAGTAGGGATATTTTCTTATGATACTAATATCTCAGTAGATGCTACTAGTGTAGTCAATCAAAGAGAAATCTACATTGCTATGGCAGTAGATTCTAATGGAGATGGTGTTGCTGATAACGTAGTTACTTCAGCAGGTACACATATCCAAAGAAAAGGTGTAACTGCTTATACACTTAAGTGTTATACTCCTGAACAACCACACATTGTTGATGTTACTGATTTTTCAGGTATCAAATGTGAAGATGACTATGCATTTAAAGTTGAGTTTAGAGGTAACTCTCAAGCTTACCAAATGTTTGGTTTTAATCAATTTGCAAAAACATTTGCAGTTAGAACTGGATGTTGTGGTCCTGGTTGTGATTGTCCAAGTGGTGATTGCAATGAACTTGCTCTACTTCTTTTCAATGCAGTAAATGCTGATACAGATGGCATTATCAAAGCTGAAATCATTGACTATACTACTGATGGTCCTGGTGTAGATGCAATTGTAATTGCTGACCTTACTGATTACATTGATGGTACTGCTGCTGCTGATGTAGCTGCTTGGACTGCAGTAACTGCAAATGCTGGTTTGTGTCTTGGTATTCGTTTGATTTCTGTTCCATCTAAAGTTTACACTTACTGTCAAATTCCTGCAAGATACTATAAGAATGTACAATTCAAAATGATAGTATCTACTCTTCAAGGTTTGAACTGTAATGCAACTACAACTACTTTCCAAGAACCATCATTTGGTGAAGGTCAAGGTAAAGACATTGGATGGTTGGAATATGAAGCAGGTGGTTACAATGGTAAACCTGGTCCTTACAGAGTAGGTGAACTTGCAGGTATTCCAATTGGTAACTTTGAAAGAATGTCTACCAATTCAGGTATTTACAATCAACTTAACCTTATGTACAGAAATGAAAGTGTAGGTGGCTGGGATGAATACAAGAACTACATTAATACTATTATTGCTGCTCCATGTACTGCAACTAATAAATTATTAGATGGTATCATTACAGTTCTTGATGCTTGGTTAGTAGATAACTTTGATTCTCTTGCTCTTGACCTTGGACAATGTGATTGTGAAACAGTTCTTTTCACATCTGACATTGACAATGTTGCATTAGATGGTTTAGGTTAATTATCATAATATAAGGGGAGATTAACTCTCCCCTTTTTAAATTTATAAATCATGGCATTACCTAAATACTTAGAGCAAGAAATAGTTAAGCTTATCTATGCTCATAAAAATGATTTATTAAGTGAAGTAACTAATGGGCAAGCAGTAGAGTTTGTTGATGTATATGGTTATAAATATGGTACTCAATTTGAAGATTTTAGTACAGATTTTTATCAATTTGGTCCTGCTACATTAGAAGGTACTGGAACATATTATAAAGATACTTCAACTGGTACTTATTATGAAGATTTCTTTTTTAATTTAGATGTTCCATTTTTCGCAGGTGATGGTTCATCATTAGTTCCAACTCATATAAAATCAATATTTGATTCTATTAATAATTATGGGTCAGGTACATATCATTTTGGAGGTGGAATTAGAATGGAAGCATTTGATAATAATGCTTTTCAATCATCTACTTTAGAAGTATTTTATAATGGTATTCAATTACAAACTGATGATTCTGTAATTAGTTCTTATTTATCATTAGATTCAGGTGGTACATATTTTGGCAATAGTAATAATGTAACAGGTAATTATAGTGATTTAACAATATCAGAAAATCAAGCTACATTATTTGTTAATACTGGTGCAAGTATAGGTGCAACAGGTCAAATTGAAATATATGAAAAATTAGGAGTGTTAAGAACAAATGTGTCAGCATATAATGCTACACAAGCAATAGATGGATTTTTTCAAATTATAGCTAATCCTACAGATACTGTACAACCTATAAGATTTAGAATGTCTGGTTTAAAATCTTATGCAACATTATTAGATGCTACAACAGATGGATTATTGCCTGGAGATTTATTTATAATTGGTTCAGTTATCAACATAGTACCATAAAACACATTATCATGATTACTTATACTATTTTAGAAAAAACAGAAACTGAAGTTACCATCCAGATTGAAGATTCTACTCAATGGAACTTTAAAGGAGAGAAAGACATCAAGGTAAAAAAGATGAAGAACGAAGATGCTCTTGCATTTTTTACTAAACTAAAAAGTCAACGTCAAGAGCAACAAGTTGCTATA